ATGTAAACATCTTCAGGAATCCAACCTTTGGTATTCGTTTTATTTATGAGACATTCTAAAGCATTACGGATAAAATCCCAAGACTCTCTAATGTTTTCGCAGTAGATAAGTTGCATACTACACAGGCATTACAGATTGAGGTTCTACAGGGTTCGCTTGTTGTATGTGTCCATAAGCTTGTTGACGGATTCTATCGAGCATATCGTAGAGTGCTTGTGCACCAGCTTTAGTAGAACCATCACCTAATGCAGACACCACGTCTGCTGGAACCACGAACTCACCGTCCGCTAAACGTACAGGTTCTTGACCTTGTTCACCTTCAATCAAGCCAGCAATCCCATCACTTTGCCCTGTACCTGGGCCATGTAGTAAGCCTTCATCACCACCACCAACATCACCGCCTTCAGCGTAGCCGTAACCAATAGCACCACCATCAGCATACCCAATAACTTCATGTCGAATAGGTTGTGTGGATTGCAAAGGTTGAGCTTGTGGCATCATGCTCTGTGGGTAGAAATTGGACATGGACTGCTGGTTAATGTAGCCAGACGGAATAGCGCCTAAACCCTGAACGTCACGAATTGTACCGCCAGCAGCAAAGCTTTTTCTTTTATTAGCAATATCGGTTAGCCCTTTGGGTAATTCACTGGGCATAATCCCCGCTTTTCTATACTGCCCAACAATATCCGCTGCTTGTTTTGCACCAGCTTGTTCAGTTAAACCTTGTTGTTTATAGCTGTCTTCAAGCCCTGCCATACCTAACTGTGCTGTGAGTAGACCCTGATGTTGCCCTGGGTTCATAACCGTGTTTTTTAAGCCAGTAAAGCTTTGGCTCATAGCATCACCAAAAGATGGGTTTGGGTTAGCTAAGGTTGGGTTAGTATAGGGTAGACCTGTATGGTTTGTGTCTAGGGTGTTATAAGACATTAGCTCGTCCAATTCGCCAGGTTTTTGGTCTGGGTTATAGACTTTTTCTACTGTTGGTATTTCACTTGGTTTAGCTAAATCTGCGGGAGCGTTTGTAAAATTAACAGGAGCAGCGCCAGTAAGCTTACCTGTGTTAGCCAATATTTGATCGGACTTAGCTAAGTCTGCTGGAAGCCCTGAAAAACCTGCACCATCAACTGGAGGTACGGTTGAGGTAGCAAAGTCAGGTGTTATCAATTTAGATGCGTCACCTAGCAGGTTAGTTTGTGTTGCTGTTGGTGCTAGATTGCCTAAACCCTGAGTAGCACTATCCGTTAGCCCTGGAGTAATAGCATCTTTGGCTACGTTGCTTATATTTTGCGCCGCTACATTACCTGTCCCTTCTGCCACTGCCGCATTACCTGCACCCGCAGCTCCACCTAGACCACCAAGCGCACCAGACCCCGCACCAAACGCTGCTGCCATGCCAATATCTTGGTCCCCTTTAATAGCCGCTTTACCTGCATTAAGACCTGCACCTGTGGCGGCACCAGCAAGAGCACCAATACCCATAGCGCCAGCACCACCAGCCGTTACACCCAAAAGAGCAGGAGCGGCAGCGGCAGCCGCGCCGCCTGTAAGAGCGGCAGCTATACCAATACCAAGACCTGCTAGGATGTCAGTTAAGTCCATCGCTTCGGCCATACCTGTTACTGGGTTTTTTGAAAGTGGGCGGTTGTTGACTAAATGGTTAAGCGCATTAAGCCCAGCCACCTCTGCTTGATTCATGTGGACAAGCGTGTCATCGCCTCCACGACCATATTGTGCTAATTTATTGGCTACGCTGTGCATGACTGCTCCTATACTATTTTTACTGTACCACTGTCGTTCCACAAAGACCCTGATGCGAGTCCCGCGCTACTGGTGGGTAAATCGGTTAATGTGATGGTTGTAGCCCGCATGGGGCCTGGGTTCTGTAGAGCAGTGAAATAAAAGTTAAGGATGCGCACCACTTGATTCGCCCAGTTTTGGTCATATTGTACTGGAGGCACGGGTAAAATGGGTACTTGTATATTATTTGAAGCCATAGGTCATCTTTTGCCATCAGGAGTTAATTCAAGTCGCGGTATGCCAAGTGACCACTGCGTACCTGTAGATTCGCTTTCAATTCTAAACGCTATTTGGCGCCCACGTAGTCGTAACCATTTTTGTTGTGTGAACTCTTCAATAGGCACCGCTGTTGTCCGCGTAATAGGTTCGTCAGTTTCTTGGTTATACGGACCGCCCGGAAAGTCTTTAGCGTACAGTTTCATTGTAACAGCAGGGGTTGTATCTGTAGACCCTGAGAACGTAATATCAGGAATAAGTCGTTTAACAAATGTAAAATGATCTCCATCATCGAGATCAAAATCCGCTGACTGAATAAAGGCGGCTATAGGCAATTCTGTCCCTGTCGCATTATCCGCTAGTCCGTTCTCTTGATAGATTAGATTTCCGTCTATTGCAGCAATAGGGTAAGACCTTTGTGGGCAGTCAATCCAGGCTGTTCTGTCTATAGTTCCGTAGTACCAAATACGTTCTTGGTAGTTGTAAACCACATATTTATCGGGGGATATGGCATTAGCGGAGCAGTAGAACCACCAGATTTCACTAAATTCACCAACAGACCCAACAAACGTCTGTGTTTCTTGAGCAAAGTTAAAGTCGTCAAATATGTACTGGCGAAGTGAGCAAGGTAGGGTTTCAACTGTACCGTTGTAGGTAAAGAACTTTTTATGCCCCATCCAATAGGTGATGTTGTTTACCGATATGGCTGCAAAAGGCGATGCTATTGTGATGTTAGTTGAGCGTGGTTGAAAATTAAAGGTGAAAGGTGTCCCAACGTACTGTGCTCCATACAGTGCACTATCGGTAAAGATAAGTGTTTCTTGACGTGTTTTTATTGCTGTGACAATGGAGTCGCCATAAGTTAACCTATACCCACCAGCCGAAGTAGTTATGCTTGGTGTCCAAAGTGCGGGGTTGTTTTGATCTGCCCAACGTACAAGCATAGGCGTTTTTGTTGTCTCACCTATTGCATTGCATCCAAGTGCCATTACGTGGTTTTCATCTGTGACAATAATGCCAGTAACAACTGTGGGGCAGTCCGCAGCGCTGGGAAGGGAGCTAAGTTTAACTGCTTCAGTGTTAGGTATGCCATAGGCGTCAACACTTGTAGATGTTGCCCAATAATAAATTTCACCGTTTGATGGAGCAAGTATTAGTTGTTGTCCGTATGTGTCTTGTGTCCAATACCCAAGTTGTTGAGGAATACCGCCAGATGTAGCCGCACTACCCCAAGGACCTCTGCCCCAAGTACCAGCACCCCAACCAAGACCCACTACGTTAATAGGCAATCCCGCAGAAGCTTCAAATTTTAATACAATAACTGACCCACCATCTGAAGCTGTTGTTGTAGCAGGGGTTGTTACTTGAAATGTAAACGTGCTTGTATCTAATACAGTTATTTGGTGAGTGGTGTTAATTTCCGCTGCGGGTACACCGCTAGTGGTCATCACTGCGCCAGAGATTAAAATATAGTCATTTGTAGACGCGCCGTGATTAGCATAAGTTATGCTCACAGTCCTTTGCCCTGAAGTTAAACTTAGGGGGTTAGCAGGGGTGAGAGGGGAAACGATAAGTCTATAGGGTGTGATGTTATAAAGCGTCCCGCTAAACTCTATGAAGAAACGAATGTTTGTGCCTATGCCTGTATAGTTATTACCTACAATCGACGTCCAGTTTCTTAGTGACCGACATACATCTGTATAGCTATTAAAGTTAAATTTTTGCCACCCACCAATATTTTGGGGAAACCCTGAGCGAAATCTTACCTTATTGCAGGCGTACCAACCACCCTCGTTGGCATAATTAGTCCCTTCACGAGATACCCCAGGGCGAAAAGTTATCGATTTAAGTGGCATAGTTCACCTTTATTTATCCGTTCCAACGTGCAATTTTACCATCACGAACATCAATATGCGTAAAAGAATTGTAGCGTCCAAGGCCTTTGCACTCTAAGTTAAAATGCTTCATTAGGTATTCTTGCACGTCATTAGGCTCAACCCCTTTTACTTGAATATCGGCTGCATTACCTAGAACGTGTTGGCTGTTCTTTGCACCGCCTACTTTAGTGTTATGTGCTTTACAACGCCTACCACTCATAATGGTAATCGGTTTACCAAATGATTTTCGAATACGGTCTAGCAAGTCAACGAGTTTTGGGTTTACGTCCTTCTCTCCGCACCCGCAGTGACACTCAAATTCTTCTGGCTTAAAGTATTCGCTCATACTAGCTACCTTCTGATACAAATAACCCAATCATACCAAAAACAACACCAGCCGCAGTTAAGCCATCGTGAATAGGACCAGCTTCGATATTCATACCCGCCATCGTTGCTAAGGCTGCCACACTCGCGTGTGTAGAAGGCTCTTTTAGTCGAGCCTTTAAGTAGTTCCATGCTTTAAGTAGTTTGTTCATTTGTCTATCCTCTTAACTTTATCCCAGTACCCTTCATCTCTAGCACTGGCAGACTCTGGGTCATGTTGCTCACCGTAAATATCTTCAATTGGCTCACCGTCCATATTACGCAAAGCATAGACACAGTAATAAACCGTACCATCTTCAACTGCTGTAATCTTATGTCGGTGTTCTTTTCGGATAACGATAAAAGTTGGTGCTGTAAATTCTTTAGGCTCGTGACCTTCAATCTCAACAGATACCTTACCCGACACAAGCAGTGTTACATGGTCGAATTTATGCTCATGCCCACCGTGTGTTTCACCGGCAAGCTCTAAGACATTCTGCTTAACCCAGATATTACCGAAATAGCCTAGTTCAGCAGTTTTCATGGTAGCTCAACCACTGGTGTAAATTCTTTCCAAGATACTGTTGGCTCGTCCCAGTAATAGCTTTTATCATCTTGCGGATACGGCACAGGCGGTTGCCATGACATCGTATCAATATTACCCACCCAAGATGGGTAAGGCTTTCTAGCTTGATGCTCTGCTTGTTTATCTGAGTTAAATTCAACTTCTGAAAGCACTTTGACAACACCAGTTAATGATGTGTCTGCATCGTTGTCACACGTTCCATAGTACAGCGGCATTTCAGCATAAGAGCCGTCAGCGTTTGTATCGATTGGATAAACCGACTCTTTAGCAAAGATGAATTGAAAGCCTTTTACTTCTGGCATTACTGGCCCTGTACGCATAGGTGCTTCTGTGCAAAGAATACCTGTGTCTGCATCAATGTTTGTTAGTTGTATGTACATAATTATTTCCTGTTGTTATACGGGTACTCTGCGGACGGCTCTAGTATAAAAACCAGCGGTCTTATTGTTGAGGCTCTGAGCTCCATTAACGAATCTCTGTAGCCATGCGGTGTAAGAACCGCCCTCAGTCGAAGACCAATAGTAGCCAGAGGCAAACGCATTTGTTTCACCAGTTCTAAACCCAATCCCAGCACTGGTCTGAGCAGGTGAGCCGCTAGTGTAATTGGTGCTTACCGGTTCTGGCGATACTGCGTTGGCGTTTGAGCCGCTAGACGTATCATTCGCGTCAGTCGTAGGTTTTAAGAAGTAGTACAGCACTTCAAGTTCATTTTTAGCAGGTAGATACCAATCACTATAACCACCTATCGTGAGTCCCTCAGCAAATACAGCAGCTTGATAAGCTGCACCACGTGCAGCCAAAGATGCACTATTTGTTGGCCCATTTATATCCGATGTTGTTCCTGTCAGAACATCATACTCTCCCCATGCTCTACTTGAATTTTCACCAGATGCTTTAGGTGCAACAATTAAATAATGCGTAGCAACGCCACCCCCACCTACAGCAATTTTACCTGCATAATATCCGCCACCGTATGCTTGACCGATTGTTGTTGGAGGAGCTACATAAGCAGGCCAAACACCGGCTTTCTGATACTGAGCTTGCTGAGATAACGTCCACATACCTTGTGCTGAAGATGTGGTGACTGTGGGTGGCGTTTTGCTTATGAACCCGCCTGCGTATTGATTGCTCATAGTCTATTCTCCATTATACTGGTACTCTCCGAACAGCTCTGACATAGTTATTAAAGTTCTTAGCACTGTTTACCTGATTTCCATCATCGAAGCCCTGTCCCCATGCGCCACCAGAACTGACCTCAGTAGAAGACCAATATCTGTTAGAGG